AGGAATCCCGATGAGTGAATGGCAAACCGCAGAGGAAATTCTGACCGCGTTAGAAATACTTAAGGAGCAAGGAAATGGCAAAGGCTGAACTAGCATTTGACAAGACCGAACTTCGTGGCGTTTTTAAAGCGCTTAAAGGAATGGATGTAGCGGCGACAGAGGAAGCAAGAATCCAATCAGGAGCACTTGCAGAGTTTGCTCGCAAAGAGGTGATTGGCACTGCTAACGGTTTAAGTTCTAGAGCCGTAGCAGGGCGAATCGCTGATGGTGCAAGAGTTAAGAAATCATCTAAGATTGGTGAAATCACTTACGGTTTTGCATCTCAAAAGTTTAGCGGTGGAGCAACAACCAAAGACATTTGGGGCGGCTCAGAATTTGGTTCTAATAAGTTTAAGCAATTCCCTGTTTGGTCAGGGCGTGAAGGTCGCGGTTCAAAAGGTTGGTTTATTTACCCAACGCTTCGCAGAATCCAACCTCACATTGTTAGCGAATGGACTGCGGCATTTAGTCGCATCCTGAAAGAGTGGGGCTAATGGCAACAGGTACTAGAGCATTAACCCTCAAACTCATTGCAGACATTGATGACTTTAATAAAAATTTAAATAAAGGTTCAACCGAGGTCGAAGGCTTCGGAGGCAAGATTGAGAAGTTCGGCAAGATGGCGGCGGTCGCATTTGCAGCCGCAGCAGCAGCCGCAGTTGCTTATGCAGGAAAACTTGCCATTGATGGAGTTAAAGCAGCCATTGAAGATGAAGCAGCCCAGGTTCGCCTTGCAGGAGCATTAGAGCGCGCAACAGGAGCAACCCGCGACCAAATTGCAGCAGTTGAGCAACAGATAACAAAAACTGCTTTAGCAACAGGTGTTGCTGATGACCAACTTCGACCAGCACTTGCCCGCTTGGCAGTTTCTACGGGTGACACCGCTAAAGCACAAGATTTATTAAACCTTGCACTAGATGTCGCTCAAGCGACAGGCAAGCCAGTTGAAACAGTTGCAAACGCTTTGGGTAAGGCTTATGACGGTAACACCGCATCACTTGGAAAATTAGGAATTGGTTTATCCGCGGCAGAACTTAAGACAATGAGTTTCACTGATGTTCAAGGAAAACTCTCTGAATTATTTGGCGGAGCAGCAGCCGCAAACGCAGAAACATTCCAGGGACGAATGGACCGTTTAAAGGTTGCGTTTGACGAAGCCAAAGAAACGATTGGCTTTGCATTACTTCCAATTATTGAAAAACTCGTTTCTTTTGTTGTGAATCAAGTTGTTCCAAACCTTCAAAAGTTTGCTAGTGCATTTGACCCAATTAAAGAAGCCATTGAAAACAATAAAGAATCATTCCAAAAACTTTGGGCGTTCATTGGTGATTATGTTATTCCAATTCTTACGACACTTGCCGGGGGTGCTCTCAAAGTTGTTGGGGAAATCTTTGGAAAGATTATTGACATTATTGGTTTTGCAATAGATAAAATTTCAGCATTTGTTGATGCAGTTCGCAACATGGTTAACGCAGTAATTACTGCTTACAACAGACTCCCATTGCCTAACATTTCATTAGTAGGCGGCGGCGGAGGATTTGCAACAGGTGGCGCTCCTGGGGCAATTGGCGGCGGCGGTGGTTCAAATGCTGCAATACTTAGTGCCGTTACTGGGCTAGCAGGAGTTACATCAAGCATGTCAGGATTATCAGGAGCCGCAACAGGTAAAGGTTCAACTGCCGCTAACAAAGCAGCGCTTGCAAAACTGCAATCCGATGCAGAAAAACTTGGCGCTTTGGTTGACCAGTTAACAGGAACAAATCAATATGCTTCGACATTTACATCAGATAGTGCAGCCGCTCGGGCAGAGCGCGCTTTCCAGGCTCAAACAGTTACAGTGAATTTTAATGGCGTTGTAGGAGATGGGGAATCGGTCAAGCGAAGCCTTATTGAAATGTTTAATGATTCGGAAGCCCGAGGAACTCTCGGAGCAACTGCATTTGCAGGGTTGTAATCGATGACTGCATGGAGTCCTGTTTGGCAAATATCGATTGATGGAGGGGCTTACACAACCGTAACTCTTGCAAACTTAACAATCTCATCAGGTCGAACAGACATTTATCAGCAACCTATTGCTGGCTATTGTTCAGTTGATATTCTCAACACAAACCAATCAGTTCTCGCAATTGAAATTAATGATTCAATCGCAATTCAAGTTAAAGATTCAAGTGGGACTTTTATCCCTATCTTTGGCGGTTTTGTTACGGACATCAATCAAAGCGTTCAAAACGCAGGTTCAAATGCCATTATCCAAACTTTCAAAGTGGTCGCTCTCGGTGCATTATCTAAACTTCCAAAGATTCTTACAGAAGGAGTTTTATCTAAAGATTTTGATGGGGACCAAATTTATTCAATTCTTTCGGGTTTGCTTTATAACGCGTGGAATGAAGTCCCTCCTGCAATTCAATGGTCAACTTACAACGCAACTGAAACATGGTCTAATGCTCAAAACTCAGGACTCGGTGAAATTGACCAGCCAGGAGATTATGAACTTGCTGCACGAGCCTCGGATGTAACAGATGTTTATTCATTAATTGCAAGCCTTGCCACATCAGGCGCGGGTTATATTTATGAAGATAGCGCGGGGCGTATTGGGTATGCTGATAGTACTCATCGGAGCCAATACCTTGCCGCTAATGGTTATTTAGAAGTCACGGGTCATCATGCTTTGGCTAAAGGAGTTGCAACATCCCGCCGATTAGGTGATATTAGAAACAAAGTAACAATTACTTATAAAAATGGAAATCAAGAAACCGCAGAGGATGCTGCATCAATCGTCCTATATGGTCAACAGGCGCAAAACATAACTACCTCACTCCACAATGCGGCTGATGCACTGAGCCAGGCGGAGTTTTATCTTGAACTTCGCGCCTATCCTCAAAGCCTCTTCAAATCGATTACCTTTGAATTGACCAACCCTGAGATAGATAATGAAGACCGTGATGACTTACTTAATGTTTTTATGGGCTTACCTCTTGATATCACAGAATTGCCATCCAATATGACTGGCGGCAGATTCCAGGGTTTCGTTGAGGGATGGACTTTCAACGCAGGATTTAACAAACTCTCTGTGACACTTAACCTCTCGCCTTTGGCGTTTAGCCTTCAGGCAATGAAGTGGGTCAATGTCCCAATAACTGAGGCATGGAACACAATCTCACCAACTTTGGACTGGACTAACGCTACAATAGTAGCCTGACAATAGGAGAACAATGGCAACAACGACCAATTATGGGTGGACAACACCTGATGACACCGCGCTCGTTAAGGATGGCGCAAGTGCTATTCGTACACTTGGAACTTCGGTTGATACATCGGTTAAATCATTAAACCCTGGAACAACCGCAGGGGATGTCGATTATTATACATCCGCAACCGCAAAGGCTCGTTTGGCTATTGGAACAACTGGTCAAGTTTTAACCGTAGCAGGTGGAGTTCCATCATGGTCAACTATTGCGGCAGGTGCTTATACTTCCCTTGCAACAGGTTCACTTTCAGGTTCAACTACATCTATAACTGGATTTTCCAGTGCATATCGCGATTTATATATCAGAGTTGTATCTCCAAAAGTGACTACTACAATAGTCAATCCGCGCATGGAATTTAATAACGATTCAGGCGCAAAATACATTTATTGTAACGCTTATGCTGGTGATGCAACTACTCGCGCTAATAACGGAACAGGAACAACACCTGTAAACTATGCACAGGGAACTCTTGGAAATACCGTTGCAAACTCAGATACATGGTTTATTTACATTCCAGAATACTCAGCAACTGACAATGTTAAAATTTGGCAAGCAAAACAAGCAACTTATGCTGCTGGTGCTGGTAATACTTACAATTTGGTTCAAGATGGTATGTACATGAGTGCTTCAGCAATTACAACAGTTAGACTATTTTTAGGTTCACAAACATTTAATGGCGGTTCATATACAGTATTTGGAGTTAAATAATGGCTAAAATAACACCTCGTCCAATGGTTAGAATTCATAACATTGAAGCAAATGAAGTAATTGACCGTGAAATGAATGACGAAGAATTTGCTAAATATCAGGAACAACAAGCAGTAGATAAAGCAGCAGCAGATGCAAAGGCAAAGGCGGAAGCGGATAAGGCTGCTCTATTGGCTCGCCTCGGTTTAACCGAGGATGAACTTAAAACTATTCTCGGGTGATGAAGCCAAAGTTATCTAAGTCAGCCATTCAATTACGAGAGCAACTAAATAATGCCTTCCCCGACCGTGGTCGTGATTCGGACTCAGGGGCTTACTCAGATGCAAGGCATGCTGCTCGTAAGTCTGACCACAATGCGGATGCTAATGGCTGGGTACGCGCCATCGACATTGACCGTGACTTATCCAAAGGGCGGGATGTCATGCCCAACTTGGTTGACCAGGTTCGACTATATGCCAAAAAACATGGACGATTTAGTTACATCATATTTGACGAAAAGATTGCTTCACCCATCCTTAAATGGAAATGGCGTAAGTATCGCGGAATTAACAAACACATCAAACATGCGCATTTCTCGTTTCGGCAGGATGCTGACCTGGATGACTCGTTTTACAAAGAAATCCCACTCATAGGAGATAAGTAATGTCAAAGAATACAAAGAACGCAATCAAGTCCTACCTTAAAGCAGTAGCAGTTTCAGCAATAACTTTGGGACTTGCCCTAGTGGGGGACATTCGTCCTGAATACGCAGTGCTTGCAGCAGCATTAGTTGCTCCAATTGTTAAATATCTTGACCCGACCGATGACCAAATCGCATGAGTCCTACCGATTGGCTGGGTGTTGTAGTTGCTGCGCTGACCGTTATTGGTTCATTTATTGGGTCGGTAAAATGGTTAGTCAAGCATTACCTCGCAGAACTAAAAACTAACGGTGGCAGTTCTATGCGCGATGAACTCAATGAACTAAGGGTGCGTGTCGATACAATACTTCGACTCCTAGAGAGGTAACACTTATCTCATGGCAAGGAAAGCAACTAAGCAACTCCAAGACCAGGGCTACTCAAAACTTGATGCCTATTGCATTGGCTTGCATGAGTTTTATCAATCTCTCAAACGAGCAGGATTTCCCGACTCAATTTGTATGTCAATGATTATGGAAAAATCTGCTTATCCCGATTGGCTTCTCCCTAATCCCATAAACCCGAACATCCCTGAACCTGACTGGTATGACGATGAGGATGAATGACAAAAACAAAATCTCGAATTTTAGTTATCAGCGACCTTCAAATTCCTTACCATCACGAAGCAGCCGTTAAGAATTTAATCAAGTTAGTCAACCGCGAGAAGTTCGACCTGGTACTTAATACGGGTGATGAACTGGACATGCAAGCGCAATCAAAATGGGCAAAGGGAACTGGCTTAGAATGGGAAGGTCAACTCGATGCCGATAGAAGCCTGGCTCAACAAATTCTTTGGGACCTTCGGACAAGCGATATTACTCGCAGCAATCACACGGATAGGTTGTACCACACACTCCTTCGAGGAGCGCCGTCCCTAATTGGTTTGCCTGAACTGGAATATCCTAAGTTTATGGATTTCGCCTCATTAGGGATTCGATTCCACAAAAAACCTTTTGAGTTTCATCCAGGCTGGGTTTTGGTTCACGGTGACGAAGGCTCGATGAACTCGAACGCGGGGCTTACTGCATTAGGTTTGGCTAAGAAATTTGGTAAATCAGTTGTTTGCGGTCACACTCACAGAGCAGGAATCAGTGCCTATTCTGAGGGCATAGGAGGCTCTTACAGGACTCTTTGGGGCGTTGAAGCAGGGAATGTTATGGATAAACGGAAAGCCTCCTATTTGAAGGCTGGGGCGGCTAATTGGCAGATGAGCGTGGCTATCCTAGAAACCTACGGAAAGAACCTTTCGCCTATGCTTATTCCTATCAATAAAGACGGTTCATTTACCGTATATGGCAAAACTTATGGATGACCTCAAGATTGACATTTTTAGGGACATTGATGACCAAATGGATAATTCAGAATCGTTACCGTTTCGTTATCAAAATAAGCGAGATTTTGTCGGGTAAGTGTGCAACCCTAATCCAGTAACGAACCCAGTAGTTACAAAGGGAGCAAAATGACAATCAATTCATTAACAATTTTGATGGTTGTAGGGGTGTGTTTAGCGATGTATTTTTCTTACCGTTTAGGTGAGGAAGTCGGTTACGACCGAGGAACTGTTGAAGGTCGCAAAGCGCTGAGAAAACAATTTGAGCAGGTTGGTCGATGAAGGCAACTGAGGCGCTAATAAATGCAATCGACATCATGCAAAATCGTTCTAACATCTACGGTCACGCGAAAATTAATCAAGGTCGCATCGCTTCAAGGCTTACCTGTTTATTTAGTTTTCCAATCACAGACTATGAGGCTTGCCTTGCAATGGTCGAAGTCAAACTTAGTAGAATCCAGGAAAGCCCAAAGCATATTGATTCCTATGTAGATGCGATTGCGTATCTCAGCATGGCAATGGAGTTAGCAACCGAGGAGGATGAACTGTATGTTTAATCTTGACAATTATGAGCCAGTTGAAAAACGACTAGGCAATCCAACAAAAGTAACAACATTTTGGGAGGACTATCCTGATGGGCGCGTTGAAACAGAACTTATTTCTTTCCAGGGTGACAGATACATTGTTAAAGCATGGCTTTATCGTACTTACGCGGATAGCGTGCCGTTTTCCTCAGGACTCGCGGAGGAGAGCGTTAGCAGTAGAGGGGTTAATGCTACTAGCGCGTTGGAAAACTGTGAAACTTCTGCAATCGGTCGTGCGCTTGCAAACGCAGGTTATGCAACTAAAGGCAAACGACCATCAAAAGAGGAAATGATAAAAGTTGCTAGAACTGAATTATCTAAACCAAAGGCGGATTACATTCCTGTAGAAAAAGAGGATGACCCCTGGACTATTAAGAATGTCGAGATGCCTAAAACATCAGCCGAAGCAGTTTCAATTGTGAAAGACATTATAGGCGGTACAACTGACAAAGATGTTCCTCGATGTCCACATGGAGAAATGCACTGGGCTCATGGAATGACAAAGGCTAATAAGCCGTGGGGTCATTTTAAGTGCATGGCTGCTGCTACAGGTGAAATGAATCGATGCCCTAAAGGTGAAGATGTCTTATGGTACGAAATTGCACCTGATGGGTCATGGCGCGCTCAGAAAAAGAGGGCATAAATGCAAAACAAAGTAATCATTGCAAGAAAAGCCCGGGAAACATCGAGAATCGCTGCGGAACGCGTCTATCCAAAGTCAGGTTCAATTCGATTAACTGTTTATGAATATCTTATTAGACAAGGACTTCGAGGAGCAACAGACCAGGAGATGCAATCAAATTTAAATTTATCAGGTGACACAATTCGACCAACTCGAATGACATTGCTTAAAGATGGATTTATTATCGATACGGGCGAAACCCGAAACAACTCAAATGGCAATCCATGCGTAGTGTGGCGGGCTATAGATACAGGAATGATGTTCTAATGGGCGAAATGGTTATTTTTAGTGATGGTGAAGCAACCATCATGGGTGGCGAGTTTGATGAACTACAAGAGATTGTTATTTATTGCGATTTATGTAATGAACCTTTAGCAATTAGTCCTGTTGCGGCTGATGAGGTTTTCCTTCAATGTTTAAGGTGTCACGCAGTCAATGGCAAGCCAGCACCGCAAGCATAGAGGTTATGCGACCGAACGCATTGTAAGCCGCTATTTGCAGCAATGGTGGAGCAACGCTAGTGTCGGTCGAGGTCAAGGCAAGGATATTTTGAATGTCCCGTTCGACATCGAAATAAAGGCGCGCAACTCACTTGACATCAAAGGGACACTTCGCCAAATTCAAGCGCGTACATCCAAAACTGGGGAGTTAGGGTTTGCGTGTTTCAGACTTAATGGGCAAGGGGAAGCATCAGTCGAGGAGTTTGTCTGCATGTTGACATTAAGGGATTTGGTGGAGTTACTTAGAAAAGCAGATTACGACAGGCTCCCATCTACTGAGATAGATTGGGAAAAGACAATGGTTCGCTGCGATAATTGCGGTAATTGGAAAATCAAACAATGGAGATGCAAAGCCTGTGAGCCAAAGGAAAATAATGCCAACTTATGAATACAGATGTCCATTGTGCAATTTACAGATGGAGTTGGAATTACCAATGGAACATGATTTGGTCCGATGTCAAGATTGTGGCGCTCAAGCCAATCGCATTTATTCTGCACCTGGATTAGTTTTTAAAGGGAAAGGATTTTACAGAACCGATAACTCGTAAAACGAATCGCCGTCCTGAACAGGACTTTTAAGATTGGATTTGACATGACCAGTACACTCAGAGGGCTAGAGCCCACCAGGGGCTCAGAGCGAACCGTGAAGCGGTTAGTTCGCTCGGTAGCAATCGTGTTGGGGATAACTCTGTTTGCGCCAATGGCACATGCAAACACGGGCTCAATAGATGAATATATTTACAATCCTAAAAAGTACATAAATGCCACAATGTCTAAGCAAGAAGCCAAATGTTTGAAGTTACTTATAGGCAAAGAATCAGCATGGAATTACAAAGCCGTTGGTAATCTTAATGGCACTAATCAAGTGTATGGACTATTACAAATAAAGAACCCTATTGCTAAAGACATGAACCCTATGCAACAGATACAGTTACACATGAGATACTTAAAGCATAGGTATCAAGGCTCAGCGTGTAATGCGTGGAAGCACTGGCAGCGTAAGGGATGGCATTGAGTAGCAGTCTTAAGTCAACAGGTTCATCGAGTAGATGGCGCAAGATACGAGAGCAGGTCATTCGCAGGGATGGCGTGTGTCAGTTGTGTGGCAGTGATGAATCACTAAGCGTTGACCACATAGTGCCTAGAGCACTTGGAGGAAACGATTCAATGAATAACTTGCAAGTCTTATGCACTTCGTGCAATTCAC